ATGGTGCCAGATCGCAAGATGTTCCCCGCTGAAGAGGCGATGTACGTCGCCAAGAAGAACCGGGGCGAGGGCAAGTCACCACTGGTCCCTTTCACCGCTGGCCGCAAGATGGTTGCCGAGGGCGGCAAGGAAATCACCAAGGGCGAACGGGGCTTCGCTTACGCGGATGGCACAGAGAATGGTCGAGTGTTTGCTTCCCGTGACGACTACGAGAGGTTCGTCCACCAGACTGGTGGTGCCCTCGTATCGGATATGGAGGACGCGGCTGGTCCAATCAAAACCCAATACGCCAACGGCGAGCTCACTGCTTCCGAGGCAGCAGCTCTCCTCCAGCAGCTCGACCGTGATGCCATGTCCGGCACGTTCAACTCGCTCGAGAGCATTCCACGGGTACGAGACGGACGTGTTGCAGCAATCCGAGCTATCCCTGCCGACGGCTTTAAGTTGCCGGACCAACCTGTCCGCATCTTGAGCGAAGACCAGATTAATGGCGAAGCCGGAGTTCGAGGTCTGATCGCACAAAACGGTTCGTACTATGGCAACCCCGAAAATTGGGAACTAGCGTATGTCGTGCGCCCTCCCAAGGGCGCAAAGCCAGTGTTGGTCAAAGACGAGGGGCGCACGATCAGCGCGAAAGAGCAGGCCTTCATCAACGCCGCGCAAGAGAAAGCGCCTGAGAACCTGTTTAACGCCGCCACTCGCCCTCAAGCTGATGGCACTGCTGCTGGCGGTGCTCCGAAGCTGGACGACATTGCAAGAAGCCGCCCCGACTTGACGGTAGAGCAGGCCGAGCTGCTGACGGAGATCGCCAACTTCCACAACTCGAATGGGACGCCCTCCCGCAACCCGTTCGTAGATGCTCCAACATATGGCGACATATGGCTAGAGATCCAAAAGCTGCACTCCTCTCGCTGGGCGCCGACCCTGACGCAGCACCGCTACGTTGGCGAGCTCATGATTAAGGCGAACGATCTTCAAGCTCAGTTGTTCCCTCGTGGTGTCCGGCTTCCCGAGTACGACCGCCAGAGCATGTTGGCCGAGTTGGAGACGCATTGGGGCACGCTGGATAATCGCAGCCGCGCAGCCGTAAAAGGCCTGTTTGAACGGATGCAGTCGGGCGGAGCGCCGAATGTCCGCCCGTCCTCAGACGTTATTGCGTTTAGAGCGCAGTCGGCTAGTCCTGTTACGTCACTCATCTTCCCGAACCTTCCGGCTAACGACCCCCGGAAGTTCCCTGCGTTCACTGTCACGCACGAGGTCATGCACTGGCTCTATCGCCACGGCTTGACTGCGAAAGAGCGAGCCGAGTTTTGGCGACACATGGAGAAGTTCTAGGATGAGAACGGAAACCTCGACGTAGAGAAGATTGCGGAATATTCCCCTATCGAGCTCGACGACAACGGCAAGATGATTGAGGGCAGCGGACCTAGAAACGCCCTGAGTAGCGCGCAAGAGTTATTCGCAAACCAAGGCACGAAATACCTCGTCCAAGGGACCACCGACGAAGCAACAGAACAGTGGTGGCGGAAGATTTTCAAGCGGGCACACATGCTCATAGAGTTCGTCTTCGGCGACAGCAAGAAGGTCGATGACGACCTGAAGCCATTATTCTCCCGTATGCTCGGAGACGCTGATGGTATGCGTTACCGCCTTTCGGATTATTCGAAACCTCGAACCAAGCTCGGCGTCGCAATCCAAAGCCGCTTCACGCAGTTGACTGATATTGAGCGGCGTCTCAATCAGGCGCTCAGGAATGTTGATGAAGCAGGCATCAATTCTGTCGCTGAAGAACTCTTCGACTACGTGCTCTCTGTTGGCGTGGGGAAAAAAGAGGCCTCTCGCATTGCAAAGGGCCAAGAGGACAAGGTCCGCACCTCGGGTGTGTTCTCACCTCTGCAAGACCGTGCAACCTACAACACGGTGCGCGTCATGCGCGACCAGCTTTACAACGTGCTTAAACGAGAGACCGATGCGAACGATTTGAATAGCATCCCTGACGATATTGATTGGACAGAACTCAGCGGATACCAGATCATCGACCCAGAGATGGCCAGCGACCGTATAATGGAGCTGTGGTTGGACCCAGATGTCGGGCTGAAAAGAGCCGTCAGCATCATCAAGTCTCGCTACGCTGAAGATTATTCGGCCTCCGAACGCAAGACGCTTAACGGTGGATGGAAGCAGGAAGGCAAAACATTCCTGTCGGACGAGGCGAAGCGTGAATTACGCAATCAGCAGAAGCGCATCGCCGCCCGCGAAGATCGACTTCGAAACACTATGGCTCGTCTTGAGGGTGGGGACTTCGTCTACGAAGGGTTAGACGTAGGTCTGGACCCTAAGACCGCCAAGTTCGACGAGGTCTTCATAGACAAACGCCGCGTCTCGGTCACGCAGTCTCCATACGAACTCATGCAGATCGCGTTCCGCGAAGGCGACACGCCAACAGGGCGCAAGGTTGCCGCCCTCGCAGCCCGTCGCATTCGAGCGACCGAGCTTAACCTCCCAGACATCGACCCCGAGAACATCGACCCTGCCGAGGCGGCGGACATTCTGGATATGTCCGTTTCTGACTTGTCTCGTTTTGCGATGGACCTCATGGGCGAAGACCCAGAGGACGCCGTAAACTTTACGGACGACACTTTAATCCTCGTTATGACCACGCTCAAGCAACGGCTAGGCGAGGATTTCTACGTTCCACTCGAGTTCGAGATGGACCCGAACGCCCTCGGCGCACACTCCAGTTACTATGACCCAATCGGCGAGCGCCCTGTCATTGCCGAACTCCAGCGAGCAATGGACATGCGTGGCTCCGGCGCAGAGACCATGCGTACCATGTTCTCCCGCCTCATCAGCATGCGGGGCAAGGCAGGCGTTCAGCCGGGTAAGGCGAACACCATTCTTGAAAGTGACGCCGCCACCATCCTCGGCAACGCTGACCTCGGCTCCCGTGAGCCTCTGCTCAGCACGAGTGCCTCCTTCCGCGAATTGCGTTCTGCATTGCGAGGTGCAACAGCGCGCCTGCTCAAAGGTGACGACAGCGCCATGACTGATCTTGCAGGCATGGCTGTTCGTGCGGGCATGTCCGAGGAGAAGATCGGTCTCATTCGACAGCTCGGAGAGAACGTCGGCGAGACCGTAGCCAAGCGACTGCGTGGTGAAACCCTAAGCTTGTCCGAATACCCGAACCGCACTGAGATCGGCGACGCGTTGAAAGAGGCATCAGAACGGACGGCCTTTGTGGTCAACGGCCTCATCAGTAACGAGGAAATGTCGAAGCGTTACTTCCGAGCTACCGTTTACGGAGACATGGAAGGCGGAACGCACCTCAAGCCGTACAACCGCTTCTTCCCAGCACGCGGCTCTGTGCCTGCCTCGGTTGCCGCTGACGCGGCGTTCGAGGCCTTGGACGCAGGCGGTGACGCCCTTGCACGAGGTATTGCTACGTTCACCAAGGGGACATTTGGCTGGGCAGGATTTTCTACGCTGGCGCTTCTCGTGGTGTAGACAACCATACAGGCGGCAGCTTCTCTGCTGGCCCTGTTGGCTCTGCCATCTACGTCGCCTCCTCTCCCAAGGCTGTGTCAGCCAAGCCGAAGGGCAAGGCGAAGAACGTAGAGCTGGCGGCGGAGCTACGTGAGCAAATGGACAACATCGAAGAGGGCATCTCCGAGCTGAACACTCGCGTTGAAGACGGTGGCCCGAACAGTGGCATCGCACGCGCTGAGTTGTCCCAGACCCTCCGAGCTATGGCGGCAAACCGTGGTGCGCAGATAGAGAATGGGGTATACCCAGCAGGCGTAACGCCAGTTGTTGTCTCCGCTCGCAGCGTTGCTGACCTGACACCAAACATGGTTCATGATACCAGCAGCAGCTTCGTCACTGGTATCAGCGACTACCTCACCCGAACTCGGCCACAAGACGCCGTCGAGTTCAGCGCCAAGGTCATGAACCGCCGTAACGTAACGGGTGCGAAGCTGCTCGAGGTTCTGTCCAACACCATTGGTGAGGGCCGCATCGCCCCCATGCTGAAGTCGATGGGCTACGACGGAGCCCGCATCAACCGTGGCAACGGCGAACAGGTGGCCATGTACCGAGCCGAACAGGTCAGCTCGATCAGCAACCCAGCGCTCACAACGCCTGACCTGTCGCCTCCAACCGACAGCCAGCCTCGTATCTACGACGCTATGGGCGACATGATGTTGGGCATGGTCGAGGGTAACAACCCCGACCCAGCGCGTATCGAGCTCCGTAACGAGCTTCGCGTTTCCGAAGGCATGGACCCCGACCTTTCTCAGCTCATCGCGGAAATGGAGCACGGCGTCAACGGCGACCTGAACCCGAAGAAAACAGTCGGCATCATCCGCACGTACAACCGCTTCATGCGCGGCATTGCCGACCGTATGGACTACCTCGGCCACAAGAAGATCGCCGAGCGTTTCCGCAAGTTCGAGTTCGACCAGCGCCGTGAGATGGGCACGTACATTGCGCCTCTCATGGAGGCCATCAATGGCGTGACAGGCGAGAAGAACATTCTCGCCCGGACGTGGGACTACATGAACACCTCCCGCCGAGGCAGGGGCCGTCACCGTTTGGCGCACAACCAGAGCGCCATCGAGGACAAGTTGCTCCGCGCACTGCGTATGGGTACGGAGAGCGAGGCATTCGCCCAGCTCAACGAAGCCGAGCGTGAAGTCTACAGACAAATCCGAGCGACCTATCGTGAGCTGCACGAGCGTATGCGTGACGCGGGCATCCCAATCGGTGATCTCGGCCCTGACTATTTTGGCCAAGTCTGGGACCAAGGCCACATCCGCCGGAACGAGGCAGGCTTCCGTGCCGTACTCGAGCGCCTCTACGACGCAGAGCGTGGCGATAGCGTTCCAAATTCCGACCAAGCCCTCGCTGCCTACACTGCCGAGAAGAAGCTGTTCGCACAGAAGGTCATCAACTCGATCATCGGTGACGAGAGCAACGGCATCCTGCCGAGCGAAGACTTCGACGGTGGCGCAGTCATCAACAACATCGAGCACAGCCGAGTGCTGCATTTCGCGAAGTACCCGGAACTGCATGAGCAAGCCATGCAATACATGGACGGCTCACTGCTGGGTAACATCGTGCGGTACACCGATCAGGCAACTCGTAAGATCAACCACACGAACCACTTCGGCCTGAACGGTCATGCCGCTTACGACTACGCCAAGGTGGCGCAGGAAGGCCAGCAAGGCATCGTTGCCCTGTTGACCTCAAACAAGGTCTTCACGAAGTCTGCTGTTGGCGTAGGCTCGGATGGAGCCGAGCGAGCGGAGGTGCGTTACACTGTGCGCGCTCCATTCGCAAACGCGCAGATGCGACCTCTGGCCAATCAGATCGCTGGCGAGATTGTTCAGCTCGTCAACTCTGGCGACGCTGCTGGGGCACGGGCCAAGCTCATGCAGTACGAGCCACGGTCTGACATGGAGATCGTGCAACGTGGGTACGAGCGCCGCGTCGATGCAATCATCGAGGCACTCCAAGATCACCGTGGCGACGCCAAGGGTTTCGCGCAGCAAGACCTCGACGCGCTGGGGTCCAACCTCATGTACGCCGTTCGTCGTGGTCAAGGTTCCAACAAGTTCGCGAACGACATTGGTCGCCAAGCTCGCCGCTTCAACAACGTCACCCTCCTCGGCTTCACGACCCTGACCTCGCTGTCGGATTTGGCCATGCCTCTCCTCCGCACGGGTGACTTCAAGGCGTTCTTCCGTGGATGGGGAGCGTTCATGAAGACCATGCGGAACGAAGGCGCTGAGACCAAGCGTGCCCTCCGTCGCATCGGTGTAGGCATGGATGGCATCATCGCCTCCCGCCTGACCGAAATGACGGGCGATGGCATCGACGTGGTGCAGGACATGTACTTCCGAGGCATTGGCCTTACGGGATGGACGAACATGAACTCCGAGGTGAGCGCACTCATTGGCCTCGAGAGCTTCAAGGCCGAGTGGGTCAAGGCAAACCAAGCCTACGCCGAGGGCGTCGAGCTGGCGCAGCAGAGCCCGAAGTTCAAGAAGGCATTTCGTTACCTCGCCCACTTTGGCCTCGACTTCCGCGCCACGGAAGAGTTCGACCTTAGCGACAACCGTGTCGCCAACGCTGTGAGCCAGTTTGTCTCGGAGACCATCTTTGCTCCGACGCCAACACAACTCCCAGCGTGGACCAACCAAGGTCCATGGTTCAAGACCGTGGCTCAGCTCAAGTCATTCCCGCTCATGTACGAACGACTGGTCACGAACCTTATCGTGAACAACGGGAAGGGCATTGCCGAGGCGCTCAAAGCTGGCGACATCAAAACCGCCGCAGAGTACCTCGGACCAGCGGGCGTGTTCGTTCTCGCTCCGATGCTCGGCATTGGCTCCAACTCGATCAAGGACATCGTCATGGGTCGAGGTGGGGAGAACGACGACGAGTTCGGCAAGATTGCTACGCGTCGTCTGTCCGAGGAGCCCATGTTCAAGGGCTTGCTCGAAGACCAAGAGGCCTTCGACGCGTTCCTCGGTCATTACCTTGCGGGCTTGTTCACCTCGGGTGGCCTCGGTCTTCTGGCGCAAATGTCCTACGACGCAGGGGCTCAACTCGACAACGGAGCCTATGGCTACCAGCGTGTTGCGAGCCTTGTACTTGGTCCGACCTTCGGCATCGGTAACGACGCATTCAACGTGGCGTCCGGTATCGCCGCCATCCCTGACCCAGAGGGCCAGTCCCGCCGTCGCCGCGCAGTACGCTCGGTGACTGCACGGGTGCCAATCGCCGGACAGGTTCGGCCTGTGCGTGAAGGCGTAGTCAGCGCAATCGCTGGCGACGTTGAAGAGAAGCAGTCCGACAGCTACGGCGTCAGCAGCTACGGCTCAAAGGTCTCAGGGTACGGACGCTCTGACTATGGGAACTCATGATGAAGAGAATGCTTGGAGCGGTGGCCGATCTTTCGGCCACTGCGCTTGTCGGCCTCGCCGCCGTGTTCGGCGTGCTGATCTACATGCGAGGGCAGCAGAATGGAAAAGCTAAAACATTGGCTAGGATTGAACGCGAGGAACGAAGAGGGGCCGAAGCCGCTCGCTCTATTCGTTCTGCTGTGCGTGATTATAGCGCTGACCGTGTTGATGAGCGGCTGCGCGACGAGGGCTGGATGCGATAGCTGGAGCTACATATACGTCGCGCAGGAGGACACGCTCGAGACCAAGCGCCAAGTCCTCGCCCACAACCTCACTCTGCGGGAACTGTGCGAGCAGCCATCACTGCGTTTCTTCGGTGCAAGCTGACTGACAGGGCTCGCTTGAAATTTTCTTCCGCCTCATCGCCACTCTGCGAGACCGCTCCGACGACCTCGCCGAGAGCCGCCGCAAGCGCGTAGACTGCGCCAATCCCTGTCGGCGTGCCGAGACCAGCTTCCGCCGACCTCGCATGGTCAAACGCCAGCGCCGCTAGTTGCACCACTGGCGACGAAGGTGATTGCGTCTGCTGTGTTGTCTCGCTCTCGTTTACGCTGCTCGTCTCGTGCTCGCTCGGCTGCTCGGTGGAGCTCGGCGATGTCGGTGTTGTTGGCGAGTTTTCGTGCTGGTTTGGCTGGTCGGTCATCGTTTCCGGCTCCGCGTAAGTGGATGGATAGCAGCATGAGGATGCACGCTCCGGCGTGCGCGAGGTGAGGCAGGCTAGTCTCTTCGTCGAACTCGTCGCGCTCGTGCCATGCCATCAGGTGATTGAGTGTCGCCCGGTAGAGCTGGCCGTGGTTGACGCCACGCTCCCAGTTCCGGTCCTCGTATTTGTGTGCGCCATACGTGAAGGCCAGCGCGATCTCGCGCAGGGCATCGGTCGGCAGCAGGTCGAGGCGGTTTTTGAACTTGTCGTATTTCACCCCGGTCTTGCCGAGATCGTCCATCGAGTTGGCCATCAGATTTTCTCTCCGGGTGCCCAAACTTTGTAGTCGTCGCAGGGCTCGTCACGCACGCCCTTGTGCCGGGTGCAGTACCAAGAGCCCTCGTCTGTCGGTGTTGAGTGAGCGCATGTGCGGCACGCCGTTGCGGGAGCTAGTCCTTCCCAGCAGGCGTCCCGCTTGCTGCAAAATCGACAGCCGAAAAAGTTCGGCCCCTCGTTCGTAATGCGCCTGCCCTGCCCTCGCTCGAGCACGCGCTCGGATTTGGCAAGCAGACTTTGATATGCGAACTCGTCGTAGGCCACGACCTCTGCGTGGTATTCACTCGTGTTCTTGTTGTACGCGATGAACAGCGCGTGTCGCATGCCACTCGCACCCATGTAGAACTGACACTGGTCAGCATAGTGCGAGTGGCTGCTGCGCACCCCAACCTTCACGAACTTCTTCCAGCTCGCGTCGTTCATGCTCTTGATCTCGAGCAGGTAAATCTCGCCGTCCGGCCCCTCGATCTTGCCGTCGATGTTAGACCGGACGTGACCACCATGAGAATGGTAGGAGAACTGCCGACCATCGTTACCGCGATCCCAAATCTGGTATCCGGCTTTTTTCAGGTCGGCGATCACGTCTTCCTCGATGCGGTGGCCGTCTCGAAAGATACGACGCACACGCGGCGGGAAGTCGTTATCAGGAAAACCACGAAGACCGAACGCGACAGACGCGTCACAGTCTTTTCCAACCATGGACCCGCCAATGTACGAGCGAGGTTTCCCCTCGTCTTTGGGCACGTAGGCGTCGTCGATAGCCCGCACGACTTCCTCCGCCCACGTTTGGTCTAACGTGGACGGAGTGCTCTCATTTGTGGTTTCCCAAGGCGCAGTCATCAGAACGGAATGTCGTCGTCGAACTGTTCTGCTGCGGTTTTGCTGGTCTGCGTCGGCACCGCCGAAATGTCACTAACCTCGGGGTACTTGCTGTATTCGTTCTCCTTGAGAGCGACAACGAGCTCTTTGCCCTCGTACCACTCGACGCCTTGGTCTGCGAAGTCGTCTGGTGTTGGGTGGTCGAGAATGGTAGCGATCTTTTTCATGCGCTTGAGGTTGAACTCCTGCTGCTTGGGTTTGCTTTCGTCCAAGCGCAGGTTCAGGAACGCAGCGCCAGTGTCATTCTTCAGGCGCATCTTCACCATCACGGCGACAGGGTCGAACTCGCATTTGTCAATGCGTACTCGGTGGGTGCCGGGGCCGAGAAGGTCAGAGCCGCCAACGTCCAGCCCCCGTGCGTTAAAGTCTTTGAAGGATTTCATTTTTCTCTCCGTTAAGCGCTCAACAGTCGGTCGAGCAAAGTGGTGATGTCCGAACATTCCTCGATTGGTTTCAGGACATTGTGTGGGTCACGGGCCTTGCCGTGATACCCGTTGATCTCGTCAGTGATGACGAGGCGGCGAACGCGAGGGGCGGTCCCATCGCTGCCGGGGTCAGTTGTTTTCGCTCCTGCGAAGACGTAATCGAAAAGCGAGGGGACGTGCTTGGCGACAGCGTTCCCCTTCACCAAGGGCCAGTAGTGCGTTTGGCCGTTCGCGTCGGTCTCCTCCTTCGCGAGACACGTCACGAGTACGTGCATCTGGGAGTTGTCGCGTATCCACTTCAGACAGCCGAGCATGTCGCGAGAGTAATCGCTCCAAATCTCGAACTTGTTTTTGTTCCCCTCGTGCTTGCGCTCGAGGTGCTGAAGCAGACGCTCGCTGAGCTCAGTCAAGCTGTCGATGGCGACCCATTTGTAGCCCTGCTTTTTGAACTCGTCGCTCGCCATGATCTTGGTGATGCCAACGAACGAGAGCACGCCGCTCTCAGGGTCGTGCTTCCCGTCCCAAGATGAGAACGGCATGTAGTCGATCTCGGACTTGCCGAGCGACTTCAACCCGGCCTCACCACTGATGATAAGCCCCGGCCCGAAGAACTCTTGGTAGTGTTTGCACGCAGTAGTCTTGCCCCATCCATGGTGGCTATAGAGGAGAACTTTTGTCTTTTCTTTCTGAGCGATGTCTTTGGTCGAAAGGATTGGTAAATTCATGGTCGGTCTCTTTCCGGTTGTCCCTTTTCTGGTTCGAAAAAGATTGGTGTTGTCTACCAATTCGATTTGAGCTAGTCAACAGCTTTTACCAACTTAACCGGAAAAAGTTAATGACAGCGAAAACGACAATGGTCCTCGACGTGGGCAAGCTGGTCGAGGACGCAGGCGGTGCGATTGAGGTTGCCCGCATTTGCGGTCGCACCCGGCAGGGCGTCTATTATTGGGTCGCCAAAAATCGAATGGGCAGCGGTGATCTGCTGACAATCCTCAACGAAAAAAATTTGAGCTGGGCCGACTACATGACGCCGCGCCCGATTGAGGAGGTCGCCGATGACTGAGTGGGCAAAGACCGCCAAGTGGATGATGGCAGGTGGCATCAAGCCAATACCTAGCTACCCTGACCTCAAACGACCCCGCATCAACTGGACCGAATGGCAGACCAACTGGCCGTCCGAAGAGCAGCTTGAGGCGTGGGGCAAAAAATTTCCCGACAGCGAATGGTGTTCACCGACCGGGGAGGACAGCGGCTATGTGGTGGTGGACATCGACAACCCTGATCTGTTGGAAGCAGCAGCCAAGATGGGCCTCTGCTACAGCGACGTTGTTGTGCGCACGACACGCGGGTTCCATTTTTATTACCGCCACCCCGGCGGAGGTCCGGTCAAAAACCATGTTGGTTCCAACATTAGGAAGGGCAGCACGGAATGGCCATCGGTCACAGGGCTAGACTTCAAGGCTGACGGTGGGCAGGTCCGCGTTCCACCCAGCGGCGACCTCGAATGGGTGCATGGCCTCGATCTCGAAGACATGCCCGACTGGACAGGTTACGAGTTCAAGGACGAACATCGTCAGTATTTCGACGTTTCAGACCCAACAGAATTAGCGCAGCGCTCGCTGACCATCACGAAATTCGAGGACGCTCACGCTCGAGACATCCAGAACACAGGCGAAGACCTGTTCATGGAGAGGGTGCAGAAGGGCGGCGGAAAGGTTCGAGAAGGCGGACGCAACCAAGCGCTGTACGAGTTGTGCGCTTGGGCGGTCAGCAAGTACAGTAACATACCGCTTAGCGAGACAGCCGCGTACTGTCAGCGCATGGCGGACGAATACATCGACGGCATGGAACAGGAGGAAATCGAAACCACCTATGCCAGCGCGCTGCATATTGAGCGCACTCAACATCCCGAGCGGTTCCTGCCGCAGCCGAACGTCGTGGTCCAGTCCGCCTCGTTTAATGGCATCACACTGGACAACCTCGACGACTACGAGGCAGCGCTCCCCGAGCCACCCGTGCCAATCGTCGAGAACATGATACAGCGAGGAGCCGCCACACTCGTGAACGGTTACTCAGGTTCCGGCAAGAGCCAGTTCGTACTCGGCGCACTCATGGCAGCGTGTGACCCCGACAACCTCAACAAGTTTGTCGGGCCGTTGTTCATTCGCGAGACGCCCAAGGTTTTGTACCTCGACCCTGAAAACAGCGAGAGCATCATCATCAGCCGGATGCGTCAGCTCTCCAACATCGGCAAGTCTGGCGACCGCCTGACCGTACTGCCCGGTCGCATGCTGACCGACGATGGGTTCGTGGACACGGCTTTCAACCTCAATGACCCAGAAGCACTGGACGGCCTGTGCCAACTCGTGCGTGAGGGCCAATACACTTGCGTCGTTATCGACACCGTGCGCTCGCACTGGCCGGGTATGGAGGAAAGCAAGGCCGAAGCGTGGACCGACTACAACGCAGCCATAATGCGCCTCAAGCGCATGGGGTGTGCCGTGGTCCTGCTGCACCACACCAACAAGGCGCGAGACGATGGCTACCAATCCGAGAGCGGCTCGGCCCACCAGCTCACCAACATCGACACGCAATTATTCGTGCAGCCTGTCGTCAAGGACGAGCAGATGGCCCGCCGCATGGGCGGCGTGAACATGCTGGACGAGCGTAACTATGTAAGCAGCATCGACCCTACGGGCTTCACGTCATGCGAGATCGAGGTGCTTATCAACGCTGAAGGTGGTGTCAGTCACCATGAGGTCGTGCGCTACATCAGCAAGATCAGCTTCGGTAAAGTCCGTGAGCGCACGGAGCAACATCAGCATCCGATCTTCATGGCCCAAGCCCTGTACCCCGAGGACGACGTGGTCAGACTGGTGGGCTCGCTCACTCTGCGCCGCATTATCCACCGCCAGTACAGCAAGTTGCGCCAGAGCAGCCCTGAACCGATGGCTCAGATCGCAAGGAACCTGTCGGTCCCTCTCAGCGAAGTGCGGGCAGTTCTCAAAGCCGTGGGCGTCTAGCGCCCACGTAAACAACTCGGCAATCGCCGAACAATTCTCTCACTTTGTCGATGGCGTCAGCAGCGACCGGGTCTCTTTCCCGGTTGCGCTTGCGCTGTTGTTCGCGCAGCGCCACGTCGAGCTGGTTCTCTCTAAGGTTGAGTTGGGCCCGGTCAATTTTCGACAACTCACGCGCCCCTTCAGTCGAACGTGTTCAGAGTTCAGTGTTCAGTTTCAGTGTGTTTTTCCTTTCTTCTTCGCCGAAGGCGAAAAGAAGAAAGATCAGAAAAACTAAATGCTCAGTGTTCAGTGTCGTACTGTCGAACGCTTAGGGGGGTTCGCAGAACCTACACCCAAAAAATCGACGTGTCAAATCCAATTCGATCTTAAAGTTCTTCGCGCCATACGTGCATGGCCCTGAACACTGAGCACTGAGCACGCTCCATTGAACACTGAACACGGAGACTGAGCACGCTCGACTGGGCGCTTCTCCGCCCCGGTGGGGCGAAGCGCCACGGACAAAAGCTGTTGACTGCGACAAACTAAGCGCATAAAAGATGGAAACAAATTTGAACTCAGGTGGGCTATGGGTAGACCGATTGAGCTCAAGAAGCGCGAACTCAACTGGTTGAGGAGGAACCATGATCGAGTGCCGTACACCGAACAAGCCCGACGCATTGGCGTCTCCGTGGACACGCTCAAGCGCATCCTCGTCAAGAACGGCATCGCCGAGTTCGACGGCGCTAAGTACGCACGCCCTCCGTTCGAGGACGCACCCCGCTGGAACCGCCCCTGCATCAAGTGTGGCTCAACCGAAGATCGCCTCCGCGCTTATTACCTCTGCACCTCCTGCCGCTCCAAGCTCGGCTACACGGCGGACTAACCAATGGTGAGCGGACGCGGAGCCAAGCAGAAGGGCGACAAGTACGAGCGCGACCTCGCCGAATACTTCAACGCGGAGTGCGGCCTTTCCTCCCATCGCACTCCCCTCTCAGGCGGCGGGCGCAAGGAAGCGCTCGCCGACCTGCTCGGCACCCCCGGCATCGCCATCGAAGCCAAGCGCACCGAGAAGATCGCCATCAACGATTACATGCAGCAAGCGGTCAAGAACTGCGGGCAAGACTTGCCCGTCGTCATCACCCGCCGCTCCCGCCAGACCACGGAGAACTCCTACGTCTTCATGCGCCTTCACGAGTGGATGCACCTCTACCGCGCATTCCTTGCCAATCAGGGCTACGCGCCCTCGACCCCCGAACCAGAGACCGACCAAACTCCACGAAAGGAAGACGCCTCACCATGGGAAGAAAAAAGCTAGACCCTCTCAGCCTCGGCGAAGACGCATGGGCTGACCCCGCCGAAATCTCAGATGACGAACTCGACGAAGCGCAGGAAGGTTTCGGCGGAAACGTCCTCGAAGCAATCAAAGCAATCACAGAAGACGGCGAGCCCAGCGAACGCATCGTCGGCGTCCTCGTCTCAGTCGTCAGCATCGACAAGGCACACCCAGCCACCACCAAGGACGCCACTCGTTACATCGCAGGCGCAGCCTGCGTAACGCCGCCATCGTGGGAGAAGTACGAGCCGCCCATCGTGGCAGCAGCGGCCAAGTGCGCCGCCTCTCTCGCCACCAGCATCATCGAGCGCAAGGTCGGCCCCATCGACGACCTCAAGGTGGACATGACCGAGGAACCCTACGTGCCCCCCGACATGATCCGCCTCAGCGCCACCCGCATCAAGCGCGTCGAAGATTTATTCGAGCTCTTCACCGAGCACACGCTGGAGAACATCCCCGTGATGTTCCCCGCCGTCGTGGCCCACGACATGTTCAGCCGCGCCCAATTCGATACGGTGCCCATGATGTTCTGGCCCATCATCCAGCACGTCTCAGAAACCCAGCAGATGCCCGAAGTCAGCGAGAGCATGGCCGACCGCCTGCTCAAATCTTGGGACGACGACACCTGCCTCGCCATCCAAGCCATGCTTTACGTCAACCTCAACCGTGGCCCTCTCGACGAGCTCAACCTCGGCGACCCGCTCTTCGAGCTTTGCCACCTCGTCTGCAAGCAAATCCACGACGACCTCGAAACAATCATTCTCGGCGCACCGGACGCGCTCAATGCGTAAGCCCGGTCCCTCCCACAAGCCCCGGCGTTCCCGCGCCGGAGGCCGCTCGGTGAAGCCTTCTACCCTCACCTCAGATCGCTGCCTCTACTGCGACCGCATCCTCGTCGTAAGCAAGTACGACCAGCCAGACAAACTCACCATCGACCACGTTGTCCCCCGCCACCTCGGCGGCTCCGGGTACGACACCTCGCACCCGAACGTGGTTCTCTGTTGCCTTCAGTGTAACCACCGCAAAGGTGGCCGCACAGTGACCGAGGCCATCGCCCTCGGCGCAATACCAGACACCGCCCGAGCCATCGAGGCCGACCAGCTTGCCCGCGCAGCACTCGGCTCCTCGGTAGACCCATAGGAAACGACATGTATGCCCGCATCCTCAGCGCCCTCG